TTATTAAATACATAAATGTCGCGTGTTCCATTTTCGATATTAACTAACGACATCATTGCTACTATTAAAAATTTCATTTAATTTTCCTTTATCATTGTCCAAAAACCAGATCGACTTTCAAATGGATGGTGTTTAAATAATCTTTTATTATTAGAACGGAATTCATCAATTGCTTTCATTGTTCCTTCATGTGCTGGGTGGTAATCATCACCACATAATAGATTAACTTTTTTTAAATATGATAATTCTGCTAAAACATTATCATAACTATGCAGGCCATCAATATATACCATAGACCAATTTGTATCATTTTTCAACAACTGAAGACTAGGTTTTTGATGCACAGTATGCTTTAATTTAAATCTACGAGAATGTTGAGCAATAACCCAATTAAATACTTTACGTTGAGCATTTTCTTGTTCTTCTAAATACATATTCATTGCATAAGAAACAGCAGTATTATGTTTATGTTTTTTCATTACACCTTGAAAATGTTTTCTTTTAAGATTAATATTATTCATGCCAAATGTATCACAAGTATGTAATTCTACACCTTCTTGTAAACTATCTAATAATACCCAAGTTGAACAGCCCCATGCACAACCAATTTCTAATACTCTTCCACCAGAAGGAACTTTAGCAGCAAATTTACTAAGAGCATCTAAATGTTTAGAATTATTAAATCCTGGAACATCAAGATAATGAGTAATTGGTTTGGGTATAATCATAATTTGAAACCTTCAAACTTTTTACCTGTTGGTGTTTTATCAAATACTGGTGTATCATCTTTTAATGTTTGTTGACTTTCTTCTATATCATAAAGTCGCATTTTACTTCGATCAACACCCACAACAAATCTTCTGTATGATGTTGGATCATTATATCTATTCTTTAATTGTTTCACCATTAATTGTCCCATACCTTCTAATTCTTCAGATGTAATTAAGGCAAACATTAAATCTGCTGTAGCTGGTAAACCAAAACTTTCTGAAGTATCTTCTAATCCAATATCAGAGTTTGAATAACCTGATCTGTTAGTTTGAGTAGCTGAAAATATTGGTAGTTCAAACTCTACTGCAAGTCCTCTTAATTCTTCAGCTATTGCTTTTATATATGAATAAGAATTTATTGATCCACCCAAACCTTTCATTCTACTACTAGAACATATATTTAAATAATCTATAAAAATCACATTGGGTATAAATTGTTTCTTTAATTTTAATTCATTTAATAAAGCTCTAAAATGACCAGCATGTGCCGCACCAGTTGGATATTCTTTTATAATTAATTTACCCGTTGTTTTTCTAGCTAGATCAGCAACTTTAGATGTAAACATATCTTTGGACATTTTATCTAACTGATCTATTGGAACATTTAAAAGATTAGCGTCAATACGTTCAGCTATTCTTTCTTCTGCCATTTCCATAGTAATATATAGAACATTTTGTCCTTCAGTTAATGCGGCTGCAGCTACATGGCACATGAAAAGAGACTTACCAACCCCAGTACCAGCAAGGCACACATTAAGAGTTTTATTAGGAACACCTCCTTTAGTGATTCTATTAAAATACTCCAGATCGAACGGTATACGGTCCTCTTCTTTATGATAAAATTCAAATCTTTCTCCGGCTTGTTCGACATAATCGTGTCCTACTTGTGTATCAAATGCAACACCCAAAGCCTCTTGTAGTAAATTGGGTAAAGCATTCTTTGTTAATTTTTCATGTTTACCATCAATAATTGTAATGGATTCCATTACAGCATTATATATGGCCCTATCTTGACACCATTTCTCGGTATTTTCTAATAACCATTTTTCATCAACTTCATCACCATCAAATAAGTTTTGTGCAATATCTACAGCAGTAGAAAATGCTTCATTACTTAAATTAGAATGCTCATTTAGTTCAACTAAAAATGCTTCTCTTGTGGGTAATTTGTTATATTTATCAACAAATTTACCAGCTTCTTTAAATAAAGTTTTGTATGGACCTTCAAAATATTCTGCCTTGATAAATGGCAGAACTTTTCGCATAAATTCATCATCAGTTAATAATTTTCGGAGTATCGTCTGTTCTATCCGTATATTCATCAATAGGTTTTTTCTCCTGTAATTTTACCCAACCCTCTTTTTCACCTCGTTCAATTATATCTTCTAATATTCTTGCTAGTGTAAAATGTAGTTCTTCATTATCAATATTTAAATTTGGGTCAGGACTTTCTATTAAAGTAAAATCATAAGTAAATTGTTTTCTTTTACCATCAAAAGCAACAGTACCATATTGTATTACTGTTTCAACAAAATTACCTGTTAATATTCTAACTTGCCAGACATGGGAATCATTTGGACTAGGAATTAATTCATAGTCTTTATTTTCTAACATCTTCGACATCTATATTTGCATTACCTCCAATTTGATATGCACTTTCTATATAGTCTTTAAATTCACCAGTTTCAAACAATGGTTTCCAAAAATTTTCATTTAAAGTATCTTTTTCTCTAACTTTTTCACTAATTTCACCAGTATTTTGATCAACTTTTGCATACCAACCATTGGAAGGCTTAGTACAGTAACCCCCAGCAAGAGCAACATCAAGCAAACCTGAATACTTTTGAACACCACCTTCCCAAGAAACAGAAATAGGAATTTTAGACTTTTCTTTAACATATCTTGATTTTTCTACATTAATTATAAAATGATAACCTTGAATTTCAGTACCTTTTTTATCTTGTTGTCTACCAATTATCCATATATTATCAGCACTATAGTATATACCAGTACCACCAGAGACTACAGCTTTAGGAAACAATCCAATTTCTTGGTAAGTATGATTTACTGCAATCATGGGTATATCTTTCATATTTAAATATGGTGTAGTCATTCTAAATAAACCTTTGAGAGCTTTTGCTCTTGACATATCAGCAACTGACTTTTCATTAATAGCATCTTCTAATTCTTTTTTAGAAGCTAAATTACCAACAGAATCCACCATGATAATAACTTTGTCACCTCTTTCCAAACCTTCTAACTGACTTATCATATCAAATTTTAATTCTTCAACATTAGTAATTGGTGTATGTAAAACTCTAGTTGTATCAATATCAAATTGATTGAAATAAGATTGTGGTGACCCAAATTCGGAATCATAAAATAGTATAACAGAATCCTCATATTTTTTCAAGTACGCAGATGCCATTATTAATCCAAAAGATGTTTTGAAATGTTTAGATGGACCAGCAAGTACTGTAAGTCCAGGAGCTAAGCCACCATCAACTGATCCAGATAAAGCTACATTTATCATTGGAACATTAGTTGGTATCATATCTTTTTCAGTAAAAAATTTTGAATCTGCTAATACAGATGTAAAATCACTTTTACTGTTTTTCTTTAGTTTGTCCATTATTGACATACATATCTCCAATTCTTTTTCTCAAATCACTAGAACTAAATCTGTGATCTCTTTTATTAAAATATAGTTCTACATCACGCTTTTTACAAATATCTCTACCTGTAAATTCTTTGTCACGATATTCTTCTCCAAGAATACGGACGTTTATTGTTCTCATATTTAAAATATCTTCTAAATCAGTTTCATGTAAATATGGAATAATTTCATCTACAAATCTTACAGCTTGTAATTGTGTATATCTTTCAACTATTGTTTGTGCTGGTTTATTTTTACGTGGTCTATCTACACTTGGATCTATTTGTAATGCACAAATGAGATAGTCACATTGTGATTTGGCTTCTCTTAACATTTCTATGTGACCAGCGTGAAGTAAATCAAATGTACTTGCAGTTAATCCAATTTTCATTCATTATCCTCTACAGCATCTTCAATACAAACATAACTAACACCAAGTGGAGCATCTTCTTTATACATAACACTATTTTTCCAGCATTCATATTCACCAGTATAATAGTCCAATGCTTTACCTTCAACTATTCCTTGGGCATTAATACTTACTGCAACTAATATAAAACCAAAAATCATTAATTTACCTTATAATAAGATTTATACCATTTTATAAACTTTTCAACACCTTCAGCAATAGATATTTTCGGATTGTAACCTAATTGTTGTAGTTTAGTTGTGTCAGACCAAGTTTCTTCTGTATCTGCTGGGTGTTTTTCAACTAATTTTTTATCAGCTATACGACCAAGATTTTTTTCTATGTGTGTAACAAAGTCCATAAGCTGAACTCTTTCACCACGTCCAATATTATAAACTTCTTTTAATTTATCACATCTTGTGCTATTTTCTATAACTATTTTAATACCGTCAACAATATCATCAACATAAGTAAAATCTCTGACCATTCTACCATAATTAAATAGTTCTATGGGCTCACCATTTATAATTTTTTTTGTAAAATCAAATAGAGCCATATCTGGTCGACCCCATGGACCATATACAGTAAAGAACCTTAATCCTACAGTAACAGGTATTTTTGATGCCATCATTTGGGATTCATTAGTCATTTTAGTATAACCATATGGATTTAATTGATAACCACATTTATCATCTTCTTTCCATGGAAGTTTATTTCCAGCCATAACACATGAAGTTGAAGCATAAATTATTTTATTAATATTATATTTTTGACAAGCATCAATTAAGTTATGTGTACCAATAATATTATTCTGAATATATTTGTCTGGATCATCTAATGAATGTCTGACACCAGCATATGCACCAAGATGTAAAATAATATCTGGTTGTCTATCTCGCATAAACTTTTCAACATTATGTTTTTCTTTTAAATCAAAATCAAATACAGGGATATCATGTTTGTTTAATTCTGTTAAACGATCCCATTTTAATTTTGGATCATAATAATCATTAAAGTTATCAAAACCAATTACATCATAACCTGATTTTTTTAGTGCAATACCAGCATGATAACCAATAAAACCAGCACCACCAGTAATACAAATTCTAGGCATAGTTCCTCTCTTTCATAAATTATTATAACATAATTATGGGTTTATGTAAACTACTTTTTGTTCTTTTTCTCTATCATCTAATTCATATTGTGATCTATACTTGTTATTTTCTTCAATAACTTTATCTAATATTGTAAACTTACTTTTAGCAAAAGAAGAAAATGCTTGAGTATCTTTTGGAAAACAAGCACCACCAAAACCAACTTTATTATCTGGACCAGGAACTTGTGTGTGACTAAAACCAATTCTACTATCAGTTCCAATAGCTTTAATTATATTGTCATAATCAGATTTATTTTGATCTATTAAATCTTTAAACTGATTAAACCACAATACTTTTGTGGCAAGAAAAGAATTAATACCATATTTTACAAATGATGCTTCTTTTATTGACATATGAAATACTGGACATGGTTTACATCTACTAAACTTCTCATAAATTTTTTCAACTTGTTTAGTAATTTCTGGTGAACCACCAAAAACATGCATGGGTGGATTTACAAAATCATTTAGAGCATTTTTTTCTGTTAAAAATTCTGGATTGTAAACAATCATTTTATTTTTTCTCCACAATTTTTCTAACACATCAGGTGTTACTGTGGATTTAATAATTATTGGACAACCACGAGGTGCCAATTCTTTAACAACTTCTTCAACAATACTTGAATTAATTTTACCGTCTTTACCGAATGGAGTCGGAACACAGACAAATGCTGCGTCCAACTCTAATCCGTCCAACGATTTAACATTAGTATTATATATCGGATCAATTAGATTAACCGAAACTTTGTAAGAATTAAAACCATGTGATACGGCTTTTCCTACATAACCGTGTCCGACAATAGCAATGTTTATAACTTCGTTGGTCATCTTTACTCCTTGAATTAACTTAATTTAATCTATTATACTATATAGGTTAATAAAAGTAAATAGTTATGCAACTTTTTTTGTTGATACTGAAATTATTCTTCTTTTCTTAACATTTTTACACTTTACTTTTGGCTCTAAAATTGATTTTTTTTGAATTTTCATAGTATCAATAAGTGTGTATGGTGGAATATTATCTAAACCGTCTATTTCATATCTAGGATTGAAGTTTTCATTTGCAAGATTCATTTTAAAAATAAATTCTTCTTTATCCGCAGATACCCAATTCTTATAATGATTATATTTTGTAAATTGATTTAAGAGAATTACTGGTTTCTTACCTAAATACTTAAAAGTATTAACAAAACAATGTTCAGCCCAGTTAGGTGAAGAATGTGAAAAAACCTCTACGTGGTATCCTTTTGCTTCATATTCTCTTTTAAGAACTGAAATTTCATTTTCAACTTCAACTTTTTTATTATTTAAAAATTTAGCTCCTTGTTTTTCAAGTTCATTTAATT